CCCCAGGGCATGTAGCCGATGTCAACGTCGTGCACGCGCTCCGGACCCGTAGAGTCTCGAGTCTGCGCCAGCGCGTTGATGCGCTCTCCGAGCTGCGCGGCCATCTGGAGTGCGAAGCTCGGATCTTCGTCACCCTTCGCCTTGCAGTACGCGGCGCAGCGCCAGATGGCTTCCTCTTCCCACCCGTTCACGCCGTCGAACGTGTCCGAGCCGTTCACCAGCTTGGTGAAGGCCGGGTAATAGTTCAATCCGATGGAGAACGTACCGTTCGGCGCTGGGACGAACCGGATGTTGTTTCCCAACATGCGGTAGAAGATCGGCCGGTCGTAGAGCCAGCCGGGGTACCACTTGAACCGGTTGCGCTCCTGCTCCATGAACGGACGGGCCGTGATGACCACGTTGCTCGAGATGGTCGCGTCCACCGAGATGAGCCGGTAGAAGTCGGGCGGGAGCGGGTACGTGTCGTCCGTGCTGTTCGTAGCGAACGTGGACGACTTGCGGAAAAACTCCTGCCCCCCGGCCTGCACGAGTCGATCGTACAGGTCCGAGAGGCAGTAGTTTCCGTACTCGGTGATCTCCGCGTCGGTGATGAACCCAGTCTGGCTCTCGATGTTCGCCCTGCGACGAACCGCGAGAATGAACTGGGTCAGTGTGACCGGTGCGCTCACCGGCTACCTCACCAGTTGATGACGGCCCAGTTGAGCGTGCTGACGTCGGCCGCGTTGATGGTACCCGCCACCACGCACGCGATGACGTGCGCCGTACCCGCGACACCCGTGGTCATCGCGTCGTACGCGTAGCCGCCCGAGGTCGCCGACGCCGTGTTGGCCGTCGACCGGCGCAGGAGCACATGCGTCAGCGTGGTCGACCACATCGGCGCGGTGATGGTGAACGACCCGCCGACGAGCGCCGACTGTCCACGCGTGACACGCGGCATGTACGTCACGTTCGTGGTGCCGACCGTGTTCGCGCCCGAGGTCATGCACTTCCAGGTGCTGTTCTGCTGCACCGTGCCCTCGGACACCTCGACGATCTGCCCAGACGGGATGATGTCGCCAGCCAGCATGTCCGGCGCGCGCGTGAGCGGCGCCGAACCGCCCGCGACCGCACCGACCACGTAGATGCCGTTCTGACTCGTCGCGGTCTGACCAGCGAGCAGGACGCGGTCGCCCTGCACGTAGGTCACGCCATCGACGATCGACCCGCCCGACACGGACGCGAACTGCGACACGGTCTGGTTGGTCTGCACGACACCGCGCACGAGGTGGACCGGCGAGGTCTTGCCCATCACTCGGCAGTCGAGGATGATGCGCGCCGTGACCGTGTTCGAGCCGTCCCACGTGGACGACAGAAGCGCGATCTGCCCGTCGTAGTTCGGCAGGTTGAACGACGTGTTGAAGATGCCGCCGTACTCCGCCTTGTAGACGAAGCCCTTGCCGATGCTCTGGCCGGGAGACGCGCCCGGAAGCAGCGTGCAGCCGTCCTCCTGGAGGATCCATCGCCGGATGCCGCTCGAGCTCTGAAGCGCGACCGTCACCAGCGAGCCAGGCGTGACGCGCGTGACCGCGCCGTCCGTGATGTTCGACGCGGCAGCAGCCGAGCCGTCCTGAACCGAAACAGAAGCTGCGCTCATGGGTTATCCCTCGTCGTCCTTGTCGTAGTCCTTGTTGAATTCCTGCTGGCAGATGGCGCGCATGAGCTTGATCAGCCCCGCGCCATCGCCATCGGCAGCGAAGCTCGCCGCCTTCTCCTCGAGGTCCGAGGACCCCGCGTCGTCCGCGTCCGGCTCGTCGTGCGGCTTGCCGCCGATGAGGATGGATAGGGACGGTTTCTTGCTGTTGGCGTTCACTGCGTCACCGCGCTGTTGCGCGCGACGAGCGCCACCCAGACACGCCTGTTGGTGTACTGAGTGAGCGTGCCGCCCGCGCTGAACGTCGAGACGACGAACTTCAGCGGAGAGCTCGTGCCCTCGTTCGAGAAGTTGCCGATGGACGCGTAGGCCCCGTCGGGGCTGGACGCGTCCTCGATCTCCGCGCCTGCATAGCAGACGACACCGTACGTATCTCGCGAGGAGAGCGTGACGGTGTACTTGCCCGTAGCCGCGTACGTGATGCTCGCCACCGCACCGTTATGCAGTGAGATGGTCGTTGGAGCGGACGCGCCGTTGCAGACGAACGAGAACTCGATGTCTGCGCGGTTGGGCCCGACACGGCCGGGCGTAGGGTACCAGGTGCGATCAGCCATGACTCACCTCACAGCGTGATGACGGCGTTGTAGTTGGGCGCCTCGCAGATGACCTGGCCGTAGTAGCCGATGCGCACCTCGTAGCTGTCCGCGTTGCTGACGCGCAGGATCGGCGAGACGCCGTCCGCCGCGAGGATGCCCGGAGCCTCGCCCGCAGACTCGAAGGACCAGGTGTCCATCTGGAGCATGTACGCGTAGCCCTTGGGGCAGTTGAGCTCGGCCACCACGTCGATGCCGCCGCCAGGGCCGATGACCTTGACGGACTGGAACCCGACCTCCGGCATGTCGATCGCGCTCACGCGGTCGTAGATGACCTTCGCGCCGAGCGCCTTGACCAAGTTGGCCAGGTCGAGCGGGTTCATGAACACCGTGTCCGGGCGCGAGCCCTCGCGCACGAGCAGCGCCGCCGCCTGGATCAGCGTCTCCTCGATGGGGCCACCCAAACCAGTGACGCGCAGGCCGGCGAGGCGGTACGTGTCCTGCGACCGGTCGAGGCCGAAGAAGTTGTCACCCGCGGTCGGCTTGGTCGTCGGGACCCAGGCCGCGAAGCCCTTGAGGCCCTGACCGAAGTCACCATCCTGGAAGAGGTAGTCGTTGTTCGCGACGGTCGGGATGCCCGTGCTCCACGCCTGGTTTGCGGTGAGGATGCCCGCGTCGCGGTCGACGTTGACGAGCTGGACCGAGCCGGCCTTGACCGCACCGGAAGTGCCGTCCGCCGTCGAGGTCACGATCGTCATGCCGCGCTCGAAGTTGGTCGCGTCGCCGATGTTGGTGAGCGTCGCGTTCGTACCGGAGAACGTCGCCTGGCCACGAGCGCCACCGCCGTTGTGGAAGAGCTCCGTCGCGATGGCGCGGGTGCAGGCCATCGTGGCAGAGTCGATCTCCTTGGAGAGCGCCTTGATGAGCGCGCCGGCGTTGCCGTTCGCCTTGGCGATCGTCTCGCCCGTGATGTTCGCGGTCGAGTAGTCGCTGGTCGTCGTGACCGTGAAGCGAGCGTACGCCGAGGGCTGCTTGTTCGCCTGGGCCGCCGAGAATTTGTGCCCGCGTCCCTGGGTCGTCGCGTAGCGAAGCGCGACCACCTTGTTATCGCCCACCATATCGGTGGACTTCTTGATCATCGCCCAAGCGGGGTTCTTGGGGTATCCGAGCTCGTAAAACTTCCGCTGCGTGTACTGCTGCTTCGTCGCAGCAGCGATCGCAACCATGTCCAGATCAGCCATTGTCCAGCTCCGAGGCGGCGGGAGTTACCCGGCGCGCTTCGGACTGGCGGGATGCCGATCGGCTAGCGCGTCAGGTCGCGCGCTTCTTTGCGATGATGGCGTTGTAGTCCTCGAGGATGGCTGCCTCGAGCTCGGCTTGAGTCTTGGGACTCTTGCGTTGCCCGGAGCCAACGGAGGACGCAGCACCATTCGTCACGGTGGGCGCGCTCTTGGCCGTTGCTCCGCTGGCCGCTGAACCGACTGATCCACTGACTGCCGCGCTAGATCCAAAGCGCTGGACAAACTTGTTGTACCGCTCTTTGTTCTGTGCTTCCAGGAAATTCGCAAGGCCCTCGTCGGTGACCCCTACGCCACCCGAGCGAATCGCCTCGTTGTGGATGCGAATCACCTCTGGATCTCGCATCAGAGCCTTGGTTTCCTCGAGCAATTGACGCGGTGTGTAGAGCGCCGTCAGCGCCGGGTACTTCTCCTCGTTCTTCTGGACGAAGTCCACGTATTGGCGCTCCACCTGCGCAGCCTGAGCGGCCTGCTCGCGCTCGGCCATCTCGCGCTTGAACGCGTCGATCTTGGCCTGCGCAATGGCCTCGGCTTCGGCCTTGAGCTTCGCAAGCACGCGTTCGGGAGAGCCTTCCTCCATCACTTCGCGCGCGAGCTTCTGCGGCGTCATGCCGAGCTTCTCGAGCTCGGCCAACGCGTGCGCAGGGTCTTGGAACCGCTTGGCCTGCTCCTCGAGCGCTTCCGCCCGCTTGATATCCGCTGCGCGCTGCGCCTCGAGTTGCGCCGCGCGCGCGTTCGCAGCTTGGAGCTCGAGCTTCGCGCGCCGCTCCGCAGCCTTGGTGCGCGCCAGGTCATCGAGGTACGCGTGCTTTGCCTTCTGCGCTTCCGCGGCCTGCTCTTCGGGAGTCGGCGGCTTCGCCTCGGCGGGCTTGCCATCTACCCCCGCCGCGGGCGCCGCGGCAGCGGGTGCTGGCACCGCAGGCGCTGCGGGCGCAGACTCGGCGGTCTTGACGTTGGGCGGAAGCTCAGAGACGTGGACGTTATCGGTCATGCAAACCCCTCAGGCTCATGCCGCCATGGGCGGCATCTAGGGTGACGGTGCGCCGGGCGGCATCGGGCCACCTGGCATCGGCGGACCACTGGGTGCCATCGGCGCGGGTGCGCCTGGAACGGGCGGACTCGGCGAACCGACAGGCGGACTGCCTGCGGCGGGCGGCGGATTCGCGAGGTCGACGGCGCTCTGGATCCACTCGCGCAACATCTGGAGCTTGTCCTCCGGCGCCCCCTTGATCTCCGCGAGCAGCTCTTGCATCTGGGCGATCTTGATCGACTGCTGCAAGTTCATGAACGGACGCGGCAGGATCATCTTGCCCTTGCGCAGGATGCTCGAGATGCACTTCATCGTGAGGTTGAAGCTCGCGTACTTCATGTTCCACTCGCTATCCAGGTCCGGGTAGTCGAGCAGACGCGGCGCATCCTCGGGGCTCACGACGCCGCTGTTTACGAGCTGCTCTACCTGCGCGATGCGCTCGGCCGGGTCCTTCGACAGCTTGTTCGTCGGATACATCTGGAGCACGGCCTCATTCGAGTCGAGGTCCGTGTCGAGGAACTTCACTGGCTCCATCGCGTCCTTGGAGACGCTGCGCACGCTGAACTCGGGGTACGTCTCGCTGATCTCCCGCGCCAGGTCGATCACGTGCTCGGCCACGTGGAGCACGAGGTCCTGATACGCGTGGCTCGCGACGCCGAACCGCTCGGATGCGAGGTCCGCAAACGTATCGAGCGCCTTGCCCGAGTTGAGACCTGCTGGCTTCTGCGACGAGGCTTGAAGCTGCGAGATGCCGCAAATCTCGAACGCGCGCGCGTAGAGCCGGTCGAGATGCTGGTAGAAGTCCGCCGAGAGAAGCTGCGACGGTGAGTAGACCTGCGGCGCGGTGCCCGTGTAGCGCACGATGCTGATGTCGTTGTCGATGGTTCCCGTCGAGACCTTGGAGCTCGCCTCCACCATCCACTTGCCCGAAGCGAGCAGCCGAATATGCTGCTGCGCCTTCTGGAGCATCGTATTGATCTCCACCTGGATGCCGAACAGCTCCTCCGCGAGACCGATGCCATAGAAGCCCGTGGGCGCCTTGTTGCGCCGGTAGAACACGAACGGGAACACGTCGCGCTCGTACTCGCCGCAATAGAGCCGCTTGCCGGGGATGCCGATGTAGTAACGCCCGTCCTCGGCCTTCTTCCCGCTCTTCAAGTGCCAGCACATGTACACGCTGACCATGTCGCTCGTGTTGTCGGCGAAGTGCGGGAACGGCTCTTCCTCCAGACTCGCCCGCTCGATGTCTTCCGCCGCCGCGGGGAACATCTCCTTCAAGACCAGCTTGTCGATGTACTTCTTCTGGATGGCGCCGCGCGGGTCCCCATACTGCGCGTCCTGCTCATCGACGCCGAACTCCCACACGGGAGTGCGCTCGCACTCGATGGTCTGGTCGTCGTCCTTCCCGTCGATGTAGAGCTTCAGGATGCCCGTGCCGAAGATGGCGCTGTCAAGCACGATGTCAGGCAGCATCTCGTAGAGGTGCATCTCGTAGAACTGCCCGTCTACGAACTTCTCCAAGTCCTTCGCCCGCTCTTGCAGGTCCCAATCCCCGCCCGACGTGAGGAACGTACACTTTGGCCGCTCGAGCGTGAGCTTCGACGTGAACGCATCGCAGCACGACTTGACCACATTGAGCGCCAGGCGCTGCGAGATGGGCTGCGCGCTCTGGTTCTTGTCCTTGCCGCCCCAGCCCTGGATCGCCGCGTTGCTGTACAGCCGCAGGTACCTGAGGTACGCCTCACGTCTCCACTGCTGTTGCTTGAACACGCGGTGAACGAGGTCATCGACCATGCCGGCCTGACGAGCTTCGTTGCTGTCGTAGAGCCACCAGCGCGCGTCCTTGTCCCCTTCCGCGTCACGCGCAGACTCGCGGCGGTTTGTCGCTCCGGGCCCCTGATAGGCGAGGTCTTTGGTGCTCATTGCATCCCCTGTTCTACTTCGGCGAGGTCAAGTCGTTCACGGATGCGCACCAAGGTCTCGTCAATCAGTGGCTCGCCAGCGATGGCGCGCGCAATCGTTTCCCATGACAGTTGCTTCTGCGGTTCCCCGTCTCGTAGCGCGGTCACGTTATGAAACAGTAAGCGAGCGAGCCTTACGCGTTCCGCAATCGTGAGCACCTGGCATCCCTTCCTCGGGGTTTTCCGTTGGTAGTTAGGCATCTCGGGTGCTCATGCTGACGCGTATGGTAGCTGATCTAGCTC